TTAAGAATTTATGATATTTTGAAATACTTTTGGAACTTCTTTTTCCATTTTTTTAGTAACATGTGCGTATAGATCATTTGTTATTTGAGTAGACGTATGGCCTAGCCTTTCAGAAATAGTTTTCGGTTCTACTCCAGCTTCTAATAATAGTGTTGCGTGTGTATGCCGGAAACCATGAATAGTTATTTCTCTAAGATTATTCTTCTTTATGTTTTGTAACATCCATTTACGTGGTTTAGACAGTTGAAGAAATTCATTATCCATATTAGGAAAAACAAGTTGCCTTTTATTATTAAGTTTTAAACCGAATTGGAAGAAAAATTCTTTTTGCTTCATTTTCCATTGTTTTAGAACTGCTATTGTTTCATCATCTAAACTAATAGTGCGTTTAGAATGGTTTGTTTTTGGTTGTTCTAAATATAACCGTCTGTTTTCGCCTCTAGCGAGCGTTTGAACAATATGGATACATTCATTCTCAAAGTCCACAGAATCCCACTCAAGGCCTAACAATTCACCCTGACGACAGCCAGAAGCCGAAAGTAATTGAAAGAACGTATATATATAATATGGTTGTTGTTCCTTGCTACACTCTAGGAACTGCGCTAATTCTTCTTTGGTGTAGTAGTTCAAGCGTTTTTCTTCATATACGGATTCTTTTCTTTTAGGAACAGTAATACGCTGAGTTGGGTTGCTGTCTACTATGCCTAAACGAATTGCAAATTCAAATATTCTGCTAATATCCGTGATAAAGTCACGGTACTTCACAAATTTCTTCACGTTCTTATTCGCAAACTTCTGTACTTCTGTTACTGTGATTTCATCTATCTTCTTTTGGCCAAATACAGGCAATATATGCACTTTATACTGGTTCATAGCTTTTACATACGTGCTTTCTTTGACTGTGTGTTTATAATTTTCTTTCCACAAATCAAATATTTCTTGAAATGTCTTACTTTCGTTTTTAGGTTGATTAAATTCACCTTTTTCATATTCCACTTGAAGCCGACTTACTGCAAGTTGAGCTTCTTTTTTTGTTTTAAATCCTTGTCTAGTTGTAAGAATATCTTTCCCAGTTTTTGGGTTCTTACCAAGATAGGCACGAAATTGCCAAGCTTTTGTTCCGTTTTTCTTTTCATATTGTTTATATGTTGCCATTTATTTTCCCTCCATGTTGCTACACTGGGGCGTGTAGGGGAGGGGGATTAATTGTAAAAAAAGTATCAGTAATAAGGTAATTCAAAATGTGCTGAAACAACACAATTATAAACATAATCATCATTCGAAGGGATGAAATGTTTGTTTAGTAATTCGTCTTTAATAAAATTTTGGAATTTATTCGTGATATCCGTTTGAAAGCCTATTGGTAAGTCTTTTAAAAAATCGGTTGGGTCATCAACTTGAGATAGTTTGGAATTTACTTCCCAAACTTCTTTTCCGTTCTTTAATTCAATAGGACCGTATTCATCAGTGTGACCTTCAAACTCAATACTTCCTAATTTATTATCGTATTTATAAAAATTTATAAAACCGCTTGAGCCAAAAGTCATTGGCGCCCCTCCTGTCATTTCATCTTCGCTATTAGTAATATCACCTAGAAAAAACGAAAAATCTACGTCTACGGGTGTATACCCTAAAAGATCACCCGGTGTCACTCTTAAATACTTACATAATACATTAATAGTTGAATAATCTATTTTTTCACTAGTATTATTGGATATTTTAGAAAGTGTAGACTGTGCAATACCAGTATCATTAGAAGCTTTAACGGCTTTTATTCCTCTTTCTACTAATAAGTTAGCAAGATTGTTTCTTATCATCTTGGTTTCCTCCATAAATGTTTTCTTTATTTTAGCATTCAAACTAATGATATTCAAATAAAAAATAAAAATTAGCGTTGACACTAATTAGAACTAATGATATATTATGTTTAAGAAATAAATTAGCGTATGAAATAATATTTTTATTTCTTAAGCTATTTTTTTGGAGGTGAAACAAAATGGAAGTCTTACTTACAAACGAACAAAGTGCTTCATTACAACGATTCATTTATGAAACAACTAAACAAGCCATTGCTGAAGCGCAACATAATGCGGGGGTGGATAAACAATTTATGCGCAAAGGTGAATGTGCTGAATGGTTAGGTATTTCTAGAAATTCACTCAACAAACTAGAGCGTGAAGGTATGCCAAGTATTGTAATTGACGGTATAACTTTCTTCAATAGAGATACAGTAACAAAATATTTATTAAGCAAACAAAAATAATCTTACTACACTGGGGCGTGCTGGGGGGAGATTATGGAAACACAAGAAGAATATGAAAGACAGGCGTTTATTATCCTAATGAGGATTGATAAGTTTATAAAAATAAACCCTGGGTCAGAAAACGAGTATCTTAAAGGAATTATTCAAGGATTAAAGGCCATTGATAAACAGAAAGGGGAATGAAAATGAATAAACAGCAAGCCAAGAACCGTGCTTATTGGTTGATGAACCAGCCGACAAATAGTTACGAAATGACAAGAGTCATCTATATTGAGCTTTTCAATCTGTTTGAAAAATTTGATTTAGATATGGCAGAAATTGATAACATGCTTGAAACGCATACCATTTTAGAAAATGGTTCTGTAATTAGAGTGGAAAACGAATGAAGACAAAGAAAAAGCCTTTTGCTAAAAAGTCCTGGCAGACGTAGCAAAAAGGCAAGGCAAAATATACGGTTATAATATAAACCCAATTTCTTATATTATAACCTGAAAAGCCTTAAATAGCAAACTTTTTAGGAGGATAAAACATGAAATTTAAAACAAGAAGAAGACTGTTCTTAATGGCATTAATGTCGATCATTTCGCCTTTACCACTTTTATTGAAAGCAATGGTTGTTTTACCAGCCATACAGTTATTACTCATAGATTCTGACGAGTGGAGGATTAAACATGGATAGACAAGAAGCCATTCGTAAAGCAGCAAGACTTGCAAATGAATATATTAAAAACAGAAATGACGCAGAACAAAAACACAAAGAATTAAATCAACTATGAGGAGGACAAACACAATGCAAAAAAACAATAATGAAGAAATATTCACACAAGCGTGTAAGCTCACTAATTTAGCGGATCATTTAAATTTGGTAGAAATGCCGCTAAATTATGTAGTGTTAAACAGGGATAACAAAGATAATGGCGCTGTTCATTATTTCTTAAATGAAGAATTAGACAGTGTACAAAACAATATCATAAATATACAAAATCAAATTCAAGAGATTTCAGACGTGTTAACAGATATTTATAACGAGGAAGACAAACTTCAAGAATCTACTAAAAATACTAGTTTATTTGAATCTTTGGAGGTTGAAAATGATGATGTACGTTAGTCAAGGTTATAGAACAGCTAAAATGAAGCCGTCAGAGGGGAAGCAAACACCGTTTAAAGAATTGTGGGAGTTCCCGCCACAAAAAGCACCAGAGATAAACGAGAAAAGCAGTCTAAAAGAGATTGACGACTATAAAGCTAATAAAATCGGGTATTTTATCGCTGGGAAATTAAAAAATAATACACGAAATAATAGCAATCTAATAGAAAAGGAATTAGTCACATTAGATTATGACGACTTAGGCAATATGCTGTATACAAAGTTTGTAAATACGATTAAAGAGAAACTAAAAGGTATTCGCTTCATTTTATACCCAACGATCAAGAATAACTTGCCAGATTATGGCATGCGGTATCGGTTAGTAATAGACACTAACCGATCATACAATCAAAAAGAAAATGGTCGTTTGATTGTAAATCTAATTGAACACATTGGGTTACCTTGTGATCCCAAAAGTGAAACTTACAGCCAGTGCATGGGTTTGCCATATCTTAATGCTTGTAGTTCTGAAAAATTAATCGTAAAGCAAGACGGCGAACCGTTGGAAGTAGAAAAATGGCTATATGAACCGAAAAGAAAGGAAAATAAGCTTTCCTTTACGACCAATTACAGGAATGTAGGCGGAAAATATACAGGCGTGTTTCTCAATAAGGTTATTGAAGGTACAGCCGAGGGCAACCGTGATGTGTGGCTAACCAGTGTTATAGGCACGATGTTAAATCAAGGTGTAGAGGCGCAAAATGCTTATATGATGGCTGATGTAATCAACCAAAATTTTATTAATCCGCCTTTGAGTGATGAACAAGTGAATAAAATTTATTTGAGCATATTAGATAAAGAAACAAGAAAGAGAGGGGTTGCTATTTGATGAAGACCATTCCAAAAGATATTGAAAAATCAATTATCAGTTTTGAAAAGGTAAAGCAAGAAGAACCAAAAGAACTTGAACCATTTCATATAAACATTGAAATAAATAAAATCCAAAAAGAAGCTTCAGACAAGGGAGAAAACTATTTCCATGAAGCGATAGAAGAGCTTAAAGAGTCCACGCCAGCTTGGTTCTGGGTAACTGGCGAAATAGATAAGGATAAAAACTATATTATAGAACATGGTTTTGACCATGAAAAAATGGGCGATATGATTATTAAAAGATTTCACCTTGTAAAATATCCAAAGCTACAAGTAGGCGCTGTGTATGGGAAAAAGAAAGGTGCATGGCGTTACTTCGCAGGAAAAGACGAAATGAGATTCTTTGTTGAACGTGAAGTTTTGAGGGAATTGCAAAACTGGGGGTATTACGACCAAAAATATATCCCTTGGTCGAGAATATACATTCTTCAAAAAGTTTACGACCCAAGTTATCCGAGTGAAACGCCGTTTGATAGGAGTAAACCGGAGCTAGTCGTATTTAAAAATGGCACATATAATATCTTGACTGACAAAATGAAACCTCATGAGGCAAAAGATTATATATTGCTTTCGTATGATTATGATTTGGACACTAGCGGTAGAGATACGCCGTATACAGATTCTTTATTAGATGGTTTGGTTGGAGAGAATGCACTTTTCTTAAAGCAATTTATTGGGTATACGTTTTATAGAAGTCACGCGCCAGCGCAAGAAATGGTGTTTTTAAAAGGTTCAGGCGGTGAGGGGAAATCGAGCTTTCTTAATTTCTTATCAGAAAATATTTTTTGTGAAGATAATGTTTCTTCTGTAACACCGCAAGATTTATCAGATGATCGTTTTCAGGTTGTAGAGTTATTGGGTAAGGCTGTAAACGTTAGTGCTGATATTAAAGACGATTATATAGAAGACAGCAGTATTATAAAAAGGTTAACGGGGAATGATTCGTTATTCGCTCAATATAAAGGGGTGCAAGGCTTTACTATGCGAAACCATGCGAAGTTGATATTTAGTGCGAACACGTTGCCGAGGTTTAAAGACTTAACAGAGGGCTTTTCTCATAGATTGGTTGTTATACCATTTCTAAACGGCAATCAACGTTTAGATTCTGCCACTTTTTGGAAAGAGCACGATATGAACAAGGTCAAAGAAGAAGCAGCAGCGTTTGCTTACTCTTGTATTCGAGAATTTAGCAAGATTTTTGATGGTAAGCGTGCATTGTTTACAAAACCAGAAAGTTTGTTAGAAGCCACTAACAATTGGATCAACGAAAATGACCATATCGGTGAATTTATATCAACTAGTGTCAAAAATCATCCTGGTGACGACAGAGGGGAGCTTTCTTCCACGGTGTTTGCTGAATATAAAGCGTTTTGCAACCAAAATGGTTATTCCCCCAAATCTAACCAAGAATTACGTAAATATTTAGAAACCAAAGGGATTACAAAAAGAAAAAGTAGAAGACAGTTTAATGATGGCGGTTCTCGTTCACAAAGGTACATTGGTTTAGAGTTAACAGCTTCTTATATCAATGACGGATTAAATAGGTAAAGTGTCCAAATGGCCCAATTTTTGGGCAACTTTAGTCCAAGTTTTTTCCCGACATACCAGCATTTGGGCAGGTTGTCCAAGTTTTTACCACATATAATGAAATAAAAAGATAAGTATAATAAATCTATATATATAAATGTATGTGCAAAAAACCTGGACAACCTGGACCACCCTCATCATATCAAGTGTTACAGCGTTTTTTTTGGACCAAAACCTGCCCAAACTTGCCCAAAAACCTGGACAACAAAACCACAAAGGAGTAGATAAGAATGCAACAAGTACACAGATTTGTAGGAGCAAGACCAGATAACAGAGCTATATTATCAATGAACGAATGGCTAGCAAAGAATGATGATGTAAAAGTGGTTCAGATGGATATACAGAATCAAGGGCATATTGAGATTATCACGATCGTTTATGATGACCTTGCAAACACAAATTACGAACATGAAGAAATGGTTACTATACTACAAAAAATCAATGGTTCAATTTCAGATATAAATTTTAATAAGGAGTGGTAACATGAACTGGCAATCAACAAACAACTATCCTTTCCCCAATACTGGGGAAGACCTAGCATTACGCAAATCTGCTTATCGTTTCTTTATTGAGCGTATGGGCTTTGATAAACAAGCACCCTATGAGCCCGTGAATGACCTATCTAAACTATTGCATGGGGGTAGGGGATATAACGCAGGACGTACCCCTAGCGACCGTGGCCTATCCTACTACCCATGGTTAGACCATGCCATGTACCTACGGGATACTACTAGGCACTATACTGTACTCCTGACGCAACCTTATCCATATGATAAGAAGCTTGTTACTACTAAAGGTTTAAACATGGCAGACTTAACAACGTTGAAGATGTATGCCAAAGAATTTAGTTTCTATTGGCCAGGAGTAACAGAGATTCATTTAATCACGACTAAAGAAGCAGCTAAGCGTTATGAGATCATCATTACACAAATACATGAAGAGTTGTTCCGTGCGTTCTGTGTGGAAGCTGTGAGGCAATTAGATGAAGCCTAAACGATTATGCAATCATGCTGGATGTAATGCATTGGTTGACTATAACCAAACATATTGTAGTAAGCATGAACCAGAAGCAAAGAAGAGTCTTTATGACAATTACGAAAACAGAAAAAAGATTGGTGGTAAATACTTTTGGTTTTATAAGTCTAAGCAATGGCAAAGACTATCTAAGCAGTATAGAATCAATCATCCAGTATGTGAGCATTGTTTAAAAGATGGCATTGTACGCCAAGCGGAGTTAGTCGACCATATTATTGAAGTACGTGATGATTGGGATAAACGGTTAGATGAAAATAATCTTCAATCGTTATGCAAGTCTTGCCACTGGAAGAAAACAAAAGAAGAACAAGAAAAAAGGAAAATAAAAAAATAATTTTCTGTACTATAACAGATTAAAAATCTGTACTAGTAGCTGAAGAAAAATTCAAAAAATTTATTTTCAAAAAATAAAAATTAAAAAAATAAAATAACAAAAATCCCGGGGCGACTAAAACTTTCAGAAAACGAGCCGCATCTCGTTTGTTTACAAAAACCGGGTTTAGAAAGGCTTTGTATCAACGTTTTATGTGATAATTACGTTATATAAGGTCTTTTTTATATGGTTAAATAACTGATGTAAAAGTGTGTTTACTGTTGTAATCTACATGTTTATCTGTTATAATACAGGTGTAGCTGATATAGTACAGATAACTAAATAAAGGCTTTCGATACCGAGCGCCCGTGAATCTGAATCGAACACGAACACACGACCAGCGCAACAGCCTATATAAACTAACAAAAGGAGGGAAGAACGTGGCGAATATCAATTTACTAAAAGATGATAAACAAAAATCCAGTAATGAGGATAATGCCCAACGGCAAGACGCTTTGAAAGAGCTGTTCAATTATGAAGACTTTTCAATGACCGACCCCCCTGCTTATTTTCCGCAAGCTGCTAAAGCCGAATGGAAAAGGTTGCTTCCTATTTTAAAAAAAGATTTTCCTATGAGTGAAACCGACTATGGCAATTTTGTAGCCTATTGTTTGGCATTTGCTCGAATAAAACAAAGTGAACACGAAATAAAGAAATATGGTACATTCCAAAACAATAAAGATGGCAGTAAGCGAGAAAACCCAGCTGTACGGACACAATCAAGAGCTATGCATGATTTAAAGGCGGCTTCTACTGCTTTAGGCATGACCATGGTTGAACGGCAGAAAATGGCTTTAAACAAAGCCAAAGCTGAACCTGAAAAAGATCCATTTGCTGAGTTGATGAATGATGAATAATTACATTGAAAAAGTATTATCTGGTGAGTTATTAGCGCCTGAAAAGATAAAAAACGCTTGTCAACGTCATATCAATGATTTGGAACGCAGCAAGTATGAAGACTTTCCTTATATATTTGATGAAAAACAAGCCAATAAAGCCATTCAATTCATGGAATTGTTGCCTGGAACAGATGGCCAACCAATTCAAATGTTAGGATTTCAAAAGTTTATCATTGGCAGTCTATACGGTTGGCGCACAAAACAAGGCGATTTACGGCGTTTTAACCGTGCATTAGTTTCTATGAGTCGTAAAAACTCTAAGACCTATCTTGCAAGTGGGATTGGGGCAAACGCCTTAATTATGGAAAAAGAACCCGCAGAAGGGCGTCAGGTGCTATTTACAGCGAACAGTACAAAACAGGCTAGAATTGGCTATGATATGCTGGCTAACTCACTCCAAGCTGTTTCAAAACAAAGTAAGTTTATGCGCCAACAATTAAAAATCATGCAATCGAAAATCGTCCATCAGCCAAGTAATAGTTTTGCTATGGCTTTGGCCAGTGAAACGAATACATTAGATGGCTTTGGTGCTACTGTGGCGATTCGGGATGAAGCCCACGAAGCTAAGACCCGTAAAGTGGAGAACGTACTTAAATCAGGGATGATGAACCAGAAGAATGGTTTATTGGCCACCATAACCACAGCAGGGCTAGATATGAATGTGCCTTTGTATGAAGATTATTTATTAGCTGAACGTATTCTACAAGGATTAGAAGAAGCTGATCGTTATTTTATTGCTATTTGGGAGCTAGACAATGAAAAAGAAATCCACGATCAAGAGAAATGGATAAAAGCCAACCCAATTTTTGAAAACGAGAAAATGAAAGAAACAATGCTTCCAGCTATTCAAGACGATGTAGAACTTGCTTTGAAGCAAGACAATTTAAACGCTGTATTGGTCAAAAACTTCAATTTGTGGCGACAAGCGAGCGAAGATAGTTATTTACCTGCGAAAGATTGGAACGCCGTAGAAGTCCAACCACAGCCGATTAAGGGCAACCCTGTTTATATTGGTATTGATTTATCGAAAACGGACGACTTAACTTCGGTTTCTTGGATTGTGCCTATAAACGGCAAGCTTTACTGTGATAGTCATTCTTTTGTGGCCACTAAGTACGGTTTGGAAAGCAAAGAAAAGAAAGATGGCTTACCCTACCGCAAGTTAGAACAAGTGGAAGAATGTTCTATTACACAATTAGAAAGTGGCATTGTAGATTATGAACAAGTATTTGACTTCATTCAAGGATTGATTGAAGAGAATGAATTGGATTTACAAGGGATTTGTTATGACCCGTATAACGCAAACTCAATAATTTCAATGGCAGAAAAAGAAAACTACCCAATGTTAGAAGTACGACAAGGCACAAAAACTTTAAACGTGCCAACTCGAACTTTTAGGGAACAAGTTTTTGCGGGAAATATCATTCATCCAAAGAATACCATCTTAACGCATGCCGTAAATAACGCTTTAACCAAAGAAGACAACAACGGTATTCAAATCAATAAAGCTAAGAACAGTAATAAAATTGATCCAATCGCAGCACTAATGAATGCTTATGTGTTTGCTATGAATCATTATGATAATGAAGAAAGGAGTGTGGCGGATAATGAATTTTACGAATCTGGAGCATTTTCTTTCTAACAACTTGCAAACAATTCTGCTTCTATTGGACTTCCTATGCATTACCATTGCTATTACATTTCTAACAAATATCTTTTATGGTTTGTTAGCGCTGGGAATTATCCTAATAGTTATAGCGTTCATCATTAATTATGAGAAAGGGGGTTAGATAATTGGGATTCTTTACAAAGAAACAAAGTACAACTGGCGACCCATTTCTTGACGCAGTGGTTACTATGCAATCAGATAATGGCAGTTATAGCAGTGTGGGTGCTATTCGCAATAGTGATATCTTTACCGCTGTTTCAATCATTGCAAGTGATATGGCTTCTAGTCCGCTTCAAATTATAAAGAATGGATTGCCTCAAAAGGATAATCAATTGACCGACTTAGTCAATGGCCAACCTAATGAAGTGATGGATGGCTGGCATTTAAAGTTTGCGTTGGCAGTTAACATGCTATTAAACGGCAATAGTTACGCCGAGATACGACGAAATGGCAACAAGGTGCAAGCCATTGAATTATTGCCGAACTCTTCTGTAACGGTCACACAGACCGACAACGGGGAATTACGTTATAGTGTTGGTGAGAAAAAACGACGTGTAAAGCCTGAAGATATATTACACTTTAAATTCTTCACACAAGATGGCTTAACAGGATTAAGCCCGCTCTATTCTTTACGTGATGAAATGAAAGTGCAAAAAGCAAGCAATAAAATGATTGGAAATTTCTTTTCAAGCGGTATAACGGGCAATGGTATTTTAAAAGTTGAGAAATCAGACCTAAGCACGAAAGCCAAAAACAATATACGAGAAGAGTTTGAAGAAGCAAACGGCTCATATAACGGTGAGAATGCTTTAAGAACTTTAATTATGGATTCTTCTATGGATTATAAACCTTTAGAAATCAACACAGATGTTCTTAAAATTGCCAATTCGAACGATTGGACAAGCCGACAAATTGCGGCAGCCTTTCGTATTCCCGTAGAACGTTTAGGTGTAGAGAATACGCATAGTAATACTTCACAAAGTAATTTGATTTACGTAAAAGAAACCTTGATTCATTATTTTAATTGTTTTACTAGTGAATTAAATCGAAAGCTAGAAACAAATTTTCGTTTCAATGTTGACCGTATGTTAGAAAGCGACCCAGATGCCAAAGTAAAAAACATTTTGAATCAAGTCCAAGGTTCGTTGATTACGATTAATGAAGGACGTTCAAGGGTAGGACTTCCACCTGTGGAGGGTGGCGATCGTATGCTAGCAAGTTTGAATTACACATATTTAGATACTTTAGAAGAGTATCAACGAAAGGAGAACACAGACAATGGCGAACAATGATGAAGAACAAGAAAAACGCTTGACGGAAGAAGCCGAGTTGGAAGCAAAAGAAAAAGAAGTGGACAACAAGGACGAGGAAAGCGAAGAAGAAACAAAAACCATTAGTGGGTATGCACTGAAATTTGACGAACCTAGCAAGGATTTAGGGGGGTTTGTTGAAGTTATTACGCCTGAAGCATTAAAAGACGTTGATTTTTCTAACTGTTTCTTGCTATATGACCATGATTATAGTAAACCACTAGCTAGCGTGAAAAATGATACGTTAAAAATTGAAGTTGATGACGTGGGGTTGCATTTTGAGGCAACGTTAAATGATACAACCTATGCTAAAGACGTGTACGAGAATGTTTCAACGGGTGTTGTGGATTCTATGAGCTTTGGCTTTGAGTTAGGCATTGATTCTTTTGACGAAGACGAAGAAAGCGGCGAAGTGACACGCAGCATTAAAAATATTAAGAATATTCCAGAAGTAAGTGTGGTAACCATGCCCGCTTATGATTCACCTAATGTACAAGTGAACAAGCGTTCATATAATAGATTCATGAAGAAACAACAAGAAAAACAAAAAGGGGCTAATAACATGGAAAAGACATTAATTGATGACAAAAATACAGAAGTACGAGGCTATGAAGAATACATTCGTTCTAAAGGTGAAGTTCGTGACGGGATCAGTACCGAAAATGCTGCGGCCGTTGTACCTAGCGAAGTTATTGGCGAAGTATTCGACTTAAAACGATCAGACTATAACTTAGCACAATATGCGACTGTTAAAACTGTTTCAAATGGTCAAGGAACTTATCCAGTCGCAACCAATCAAGAAGCCATTTTGGCCACTAAAGAAGAACTGGCAGAAATTGAAGATATTGACGCTGATATGTTTGCGAATGTAGATTATAAAGTCGAAACTCGCGCGGGTAAGATTGCTTTATCTAATGAAGTGGTAGAAGATTCAGAAGTAAATATTGTGCAAGAAGTCAAAGAACAGTTAGCAAAATTGATTGATAATACAGACAATAAGCATATTATTGATTTGCTGAAGACTTTCCCGAAACAAACAGCGGCAACATTAGACGACTTGAAAGCCATTCATAATGTAACGTTAGACCCTGCATTAGAAAAAACCGTGATTTTGAACCAATCGGGCTTCAATCATTTAGACACATTAAAAGATTCTGACGGTCGTTATCTCCTGCAACCAGATGTAACAGCGCCAAGTGGTAGAAGTTTGCTCGGGATTCCAGTTGCACTGGTTAGTGATAAATTGCTGGCTAATCCAAAACAAGGTACTTATCCAATGGTTGTGGGCGATATTGCACAATCAGTCTTTGTGGCTCGTCGTAACCAAGTAACGACCCAATGGGAAAAATTCGATTTCTATTCTCAAGGACTTGCGGCAATTATCCGTAACGACTATGAAAAGATTGACGAAGAAGCTTCTGTATACGTTGAGTTTACACCTAACGACGGTGAAGCGGGGGAGTAAATCCGCCGAAAGTTGAAGAAGTTGAAACAACAACTGACGAGGCGAATATAACAGCCAGTTAGATTTAAGGGAGTAGTTAACCACTGCTCCCACTTTTTTTATAGGGAGTGAAAAAATGGTTGAAATTGATGATGTGAAAAACAGTTTACGCGTTGATCATAGTTTAGATGATAAACTTTTAGAACAACTCATAGCCACAGCTGAAAGTTATGTGGTTCATGCGGTAGATAGTCAATTGGGCGCAGAAGATTTTAAAGACTACCAGCAATTTGATTGGGCGGTGTCATTATTAGTGCAACACTGGTATGTAAATCAACAAATTTCAAACGTCGAACATATTCCATTTACAGTAACAAGCTTAATTCAGCAATTGAGAGGGAGTGTGTGGCATGCCGATAGTGAATAATCCAAATGAGTTGCAAGAACGTGTGACGTTTATTGAATTAGTTGAATCTGATGGCCCAGAAGCAGGCATGACTGAAGAAAAAGAATTGTTTTCTTGCTGGGCTAAGGTGCGTACACAATTATTCAAGATATAA